ACCACTGGCTGATTCGGTCAAAGCCTTCAACTCGGATGCTGATAGGGCAGATAGTTGCTGTGAACTTGCGCCCATGAGGTCAAAGACCCTTGCGGTCTGGGTTCCTTTTGTATTGATGTTGTCTAGTAGGGCTGCAATTCTAGCAAACTGAAACTTACCGAAGATTTGTTCAATTGCTCTAGCGCGTGAAAGATCATCTAACCTACCCATTTCAGTAGCCAACAATTTAAAAGTTTCTACCGGCTTTCCACCAGTTTTATCAACCAATGACACTAAGTCAATTCCAAATCCCTTTAGTTGCTTTCTTGTTTCATCAGTAGGGTTAATCAATGAGGCCAGTGAAGATTTAATTGCGTTAGCCGCTTCTGCTGCCGGAATACCAGCCTCAACCATAGCGGCCATCATAGCAGCCAAATCTTTATAAGACCCACCCAACTCATCAACAACCGGAGCAGCGCGGGGGATAGCGTCAGTCAAATCTTGAAGGGTAAGACTTGATTGGTTTTCTACAGCATTCAAGAAGTCAATTGACTCTGTTAGTTCTTTTGTGCTTAGTTTGAAAACATTCTGTAATGCAACGGTAGTCTTAACAGCATTTTGCCTATCAATTTCTCCTAGAGTAGCAAGTCTACTAGTTTCTCTAGTTCCTTCTATTAACTTTTTCCCTTCTAGACCAGTGGCAGCAAGGTCGGCTCCAATTCCTGCCGTCATTTCAATAGACTGACCGTATCCCTTGGCAAGTTCAGATGCTAGCCCAGTCATATCTTTTCTTATTTGCTGTGTGGCACCTGATGATGCCGCAGTAAGAGCAGAACCGTAAACCTTTTGCATTCTAACAAGTTCTTTGTCAAATTGTATGAAAACTTCAGATGCTTGTTTCCCAAACATCATAATTGGCAGGGTCAAACCTACGCTCAACTGGCGACCGGCCCATTGAGTATTCTTACCCCATTTAATAAGTTCATTAGCGCCATTTCTAAGAGTAAGATTATATAACTCTTGCTGTTTTCTAGCAATAGCAGTGGCATTAGATATGGCATTTATTTTTCTTGGAGTGTCTACATAAACTCTTCCAGAAACAAATGGGTCCGTTCTCATCATAGACTGACTAAGCCTTACTTGCTGCTCAGCCAGTTGTCTAAGTGAACCGCCCGTCTTGTCAGAATTTGTTCGAATAGCCTGAAAATATTGACCAAGTTTCAAAGTTTGATTCTGTAGCGATTGACCAAATTTTTCAGTGACACCTTGAGTCTGAACCACGCTTCTGTGAAAAGCACCAGATGATTGAACTATTTTATCATACTGAGCAACCATTTGCTTCATACGAGATATCTGGTCAGAGTTAATTCCCACTCCCATAGAAAGTTTGTTGATTTGCTCAACATTTCTACGGACTTGATCTAATTGTACCTTTAGTTGTGAGAAATTGCCAGTAGCGACAAAATTAAGTTCTACGCGACTCATGAGTCATCACCCGCCAATCCGCTCATATGCAAGCCCCTGACCAATTCCAAATCCTGCCTTTTCAGCAGATGATCCTTGCAGGGTTGTGATATCTCTGGTGACAGTTTCTTCATCAAGATCGACTCCTTGCATGGCAGCAAGGAACTTATGATGTCTATGTTCTTTATCTCGTATTGACTCAACTGTAAGTATGAGTTCTTCAATCGTGAGTGATGTCTCAAGTTCATCATAATTTTTCCAATGACCCAGAAGGAATGCTTCTGATTCTAAGGAGGCTAGATCTAGTTTGTCCCAACTAGAGCCGCCCCCAGAAGATTTGGGTCATTGAGTTTAAGCCCTCCAGCCACTTCAAGAATTTTCATCATAGTTGGAACTTCAATTGACTCTTCAAATAGGTCTTTGTCCTTTGCGAGTTCCGGCTTTAAAACTTCCATGCATACCATACATGCTTCAATGAATACATCCATAGCAGCAGTTTCATCTTCAATACTTGAATCATCCAGTTTCTTTATTACATCCATGAATTTTCTTAGGTTTTTGATCGGCAGTGGGCGAATATTTACAGCATCGCCATTGGTTAACTGTATTTCTACTTGATCATATACTGTGGTTGCCAAGACTTCCTCCTATGGTTTCATCTAAATTATAGCAAACTCTGTGGTTAAAACATAAAAGAAAGCCCCGCCTTTTGGGCGGGGACAATCCTTAGAACTATTAAGTTATATTATATTGCTGTGTATTGAGTTGTGTAAATTCTGTCAAGAATCTTTCCATACTCAGAACCATTCCACCCAGTGTCTGGGAGGCAACGGAATGTTACAGGGAATACTGTTGCTGAATCACGCTTAAGACCATGTGATACTGTATCCATAGATACAACACGACGGGCCAAGTAAATTCTTTCAGTAAACTGTGTTGAGGTTGGACTTGCTGAACCACCTGTACCCCAAACTGCTCCTTCAGGAGCAGATTGGCTTACTGCAATAAGTGCTCTTTCAATTGGTTCGGCACCAAGTGCCCCTGCTGCTAGTGAGAGGGTTGTACTGGATGCTGTGAAAGAGTTAACATTTTGCTGACCGAATGCTAGTTCCATGTTTTGGAGTGTTGCTTCAGTCAATGAAGTCTTCATGGTCACGCGAAGTGACTGCTTGAAAATCTTTGCAACATCAAGTAACTGGTCTACGGTAACTTCACCATAGTTTGGCTCGTATGATACTTCTAGACCTTCTGTTGTAAGACCGGCTTCTCTCCAGTTAGTTGTATCGGCTCTTAGTGTTTTTGCTGCACTCTCTGAAGCCGAACCAGTAATTGCTGATGCTGATGCACCCCATTCATTTGAGGCACCGTTGTAACCGGGACGACTTGCTCCTGCGGAAGCACTTATGAATAGGTTGGCTGCACCAACCACTACGTTTCTAACGTCAACTGCCATTTATTTTTCACCTACCTTTATTTTATGAATAATTTTGGTGACACTTCCTCATTAACATAATAACATAGAAGAGTCACAAAGCATTATTTGGAATACCTTCCAAAATTGTCTATCTCTCTAACATACTGATATGATATTTTAATTGTTCCAGCCTGTATCCCGCCCTCTTCATCTCCATATTCTGGAGACAACAATCCATCTACATATATTTTCAAGAATCTAAAAATCGATGGATTAATAAAGTTGTTCACATCATGGGCAGATTGATCAAATCTTCTAAAAATATCTTTTAGAAATTCAAGTATTTCATAGATTTTTTCATAGTTTATGGACACAACATATAGATTGGCAGTCTCCTGACAGATCCAGAACTCATCATCATATGAGTCAGTCTCAATGTCGTAGACAATGTATGGCACGCCGGGAAGAATGTTTTGAAATTCTGGAACTTGCTGTGCTGGAATGATTGGATTTAAATAAGCATTAAGTGGTTCTGACCAATAATCATTTATTGATACTACTCCAGAATTCTTCAATTCTTCCCACATGTATGATCGTATATCTGAGAATGCAATCTTTGAATAGGTAGGCATTAGAACTCTCTCCTAGAATAATCATATTTTTCACAGACAGAGGTGATACATCTAGTTATCTCCGAAGAACTGAATCCATCTTTGCTCATTGTCTTTGCAATGTCTTTTGAGAGTTTATCAAAAATACCACTATTTATTATGGCTGGGCGAAGCATTGATTTCTCCCATTTCCTAGTGAATTTCTCTACCGCTCCAGTGGTTGCATCACCACCGGGCCTTCTGATGGTCACAAGCGTGCCTCTACGTTTGAAAACAATATCCCGACCAGTTGTTGTATAGGCAATATTTCTTTTTGCCACAAACGACAAGGGGCGATTCGACTCCATTGCTTCCGCCTTATTCTTAAAAACTGTAGTTCTTGTTACAGTTTTTCCGTTTGGTCCCGGCCTCTGTAGTCTTTTTGGAATGGGAACCTTTACCTTAGACTTTTTAAAATTTATAGACAGCGTTATATTGTTCGAACTTGCACCGGACTTTAGAACACTAAATAATCTAGCACTATCGACACCAGTTTTATCCCATTCATAAATGTGATGGTATCTTTTCTTGTCAGTCTTTGCTATTGAATTAAAATCTTTAACAAGACTCTTGGCCGCTATCGATCCAGCGGCTCGGGTGACATTGTTCATGTTCTTGTTTGATGGAAGACCTTCCAGAGTCTTTGTTAGTCTATTCATCTGCCGCTTGAAATTATTTAAATCAACTTGAACCTGTATCATTGCTCTGAATGTTTACCCTCTCTAGAGTGACATCGTAATGAGAAAATCTTCCAAATGGGTCGGTCATTGGATGACAGGAAACAACTTCAAATACGGTGGGGGGAGAATTGTTAAGGTCTACCTGATTGAATATCAATTCATTGTCAGAAGACTTTATATTACTTATCCTCCACCTTTTGGATAGTTGAGTAATGAACTTTCCTCTTAACTGCATTGTTTCTCTATATCCAACAACACCATTGGTAAATTGTTTTCCATCGGCACTAGTAGATGTTCCACTTGATTTAGAAGGTTCTATTAGACACCTGACAGTTTTTATGTACTCCCAATGTCTTTCTATAGATCCAGTATTGGGATTTTGAGTATTCTCCTGCTTGTATATATCAACCTTCATATTCATGATAGTTGAGATATATGAATTATTCAAATACATTATATGATCACGATTCCGACATTCTTATATGTGTCAAGAATGGAGTCTACAATAGCATTTCCAGTTCCAACGAAGGCGGCTGAATTTATATCAAATGTTATCTCGCTGAGGTTAACCTTGTTCAAATACTTGTTTCGCCATTGATAGTCTCTTGAGAGAATATCTCCTGCTAACAATACGGTTGCCGCACGAATATCTTGAGGAACATTCTGCCATCCTATTGTTCCGCTGACAGTGTACCTCTTTCCATTAACAAATCTGTCCTTTGAGGCATCGAATGGATCAAACGCTCTATTAATTGCTTGATTTGGCTGAGATGCTATAAGGATTGTCTTGCCAGTGTCACTCAAGAAAAGGTCGTAGTCGCTCATAGTATTGTAATAAGGAGACTTTTGGTATACCAAGAATTCATTCTCATAGATAGAGTCTAGGGTTAACATTTTTTCTGTTAGGAATAAGGCATCAGTTCCAATTCCGTATACGGTTTGTTGACCGTCCCGTTTGTTAAATGTCTGCATACAAATATTATTAATCTGAATTCTTGCAAGTCTTTCTGCGAATAGAACTTGCTCAGGTTCTACATAGTTCTCATCTGATGGAGACTTGCCCAAGTTCAACTCATAGATTATGTCAGACAGTGTAGCGTATGGAGTTACAACGGCAGCATAACTATTATCTTTTACCGCATAGGAACTAAAACTATAGTTCCATTCAATCCTTAAAACTCTATCTACGCTAGATAAACTTGGAGTAATTTGATAATAAAATTCTCCAGTGTCTCCCGTAGCAACCGCCGAACCACTTTCAATAAGTACATCAGTATCAGCATTATAAACTTTTACCGTTGGTGTACTATCTGGGTTAGTAGGAGTATTATTCTTATATAGGATTATCTCATTCTTATGGAATGTGTTGGTAAAAATTTCATGCAATTAAAACGCCTCCGTTCAGGAATAATATTCCTGAATTTCTTTTGGTGTAGCGAGTCTGAACCCGCTCTCTGTGTCAAAAATGAACTGTGCCTGATTCTCTGTCATTGCCACGAATGGATGATCACGGGTGAATGTAAAGCCAGCAGTTTGATATAGACCATTCTGACGATCCATCTTTACTAATACCGTATTCTGACCATCGGCATCCAGAACCTTTAGCGCATCACCGGCAACATAATCAGCCTCTATCATATCTAGGGGGTCTTCTTTTTCAACCTGAGCAAATCTTTCATATAGGTCATAGGTTACACCCTCTTCTTCAAGGATTCCAATTATCGCTACCTTAGACTTTGCACTCTCTAGATCAACGCCAAAGTTCTCCGCGACCGCGCGAAGTTCGTTGATCTTTAATGATTCAAATGACATTTTTACACCTTTCTCTTTACGTCCAGTATACCAGAAAACAGAAAAGAGAGGGAATATATCCCTCTCTTAACTGTGATAGTGAGACTATCAGACGACGCTGGACTGCTTCCACTTTGTAACTGATGTGGGGCTTGCGAGGGCACCAGAAGTAGATGTCTGTGAAGACGTTACTGCTGTTCCACCGATTCCAATGTTATGTACAACAACGTGGGCGTCAAGGTTTTCAATTGCACAACCTACACGAATGTAGAGTGTGTACTCAATTGAGTCCTTCTTGGGGATGAATGTGCGGTATACGGTGATATCGCGCTTAATTCCAACAATGAAGTTCTGTGGGAATGTAAGGTGAAGTTCACCAGTAGTTGCTGTTTCCGGCAAGAGGGGTACGTTGATAACTGGAATTCCGAAAGCGAATGGTGTCATTACGCCACCGGCTCCATCGTTAGCGGCTACATCTCCACGGATGACACCTGAAGAGATGTCAAATGGTGTTCCAAGGTTCTGGGCACCAGTGTTCTTGGCAAGGTTGAACAGGTAATCCTGAACCAAGTTAGAACTTGTGAAGAATCGTAGTTGATTACGACGCTGCTTGTATCTACGGGGAAGGGCCTTGATTGCTTGATTGAATACACCAAGTTCAAGTCCACCACCATAGGCGTTTACAACGTTACCACCAGTCTTTGCCAACTTGGAGAAACCATCGAATGCCTGAAGTAGCGCATCTGAAGATGCTGTGTCTCCACTTAGCAATAGATCTTCAACATCGTTACCGGCCTGTGTAGCCATCATACGAGCGATGTGATCTTCAAGGTCTGTACCTTCAATGTTGTCTTCAAGTGTTTCACTTGAGAGTTCCCAGTCAAGGCGCAGTTTCTTTGTAGTTAGGGATACCTTGGAGAAGTAAGCATCTGCATTATAGATACTTCCGTCAGCACCATCGTACTGTCTTGGCTGTGCCTGAGTTGCAGCACGAAGAATTCTTTGTCCTACGTTAACCTTGTCGATGTCAACTGTGTCAGACTTCATACGAATCGTGCGGGCAACCTTAGTTAGTGCGGTTGCATCCCACATGTAATCGATAAAGCGGTTTGACTGCTCTGGGTACAGAAGACCATTGTTGTTGCTGGTACTGTTACCCATGTCAGTTGTGTCAATAACTTTCTGAAGTAATTCATTACTCATTTTATTTTTCACCTACCTTTCTAATTTTTTTATAGGTCTTGGACATTGAGGAAGTGTCCATTCCAAATGCTTTTTTGTAGTACTCTTACTTCTTCCACCGATCCATCAAGGTCGTTGGACTTCTTTACAGCAGTGGCAGATTCATATGAATCCATTCTGCCCTGCAAGTTTTCAATAGATTTTGCTAATGCGCCGTGGCCATCCATGCAATCGTCAATTGACTTCTTAATTGTGTTCAACATTTCGTCAACGTATTGCTTATTACCATCTGCCTTTTCAAGGCTAGCGTTAACTTTTTCAGTAACTACTGTCTTGAGTTCGTCAAGCATCTTAACAATATCAAGTTCTTCAGCAACGTCGGAGTCAGCAGACTTCTCAAGAACGTCTTCTTCCACTGTTTCTTCAACAGTTTCATCAGCAGAATCCGACTTTTCTAGAACGTCTACTGTCTCATCGGCAACTTCAGTAGCAACTTCTTCAATAGCATCAACATCTTTTTCAATGTCGGCTGATTCTACTGCGAGTTCGTCAGACATGTCTGTACCTCCTTCTGTAACATTTTTATTTAAAGAATCTACTAACTTCTGAACATCAGAATTCTTAGTTGTTTCAATATCTTCAACCCAGCCGATTGATTCCATCTGAGAATCGCATGCTGGGCATTTGGCATCCTGTGAGTTTGTAGTAGTAGCAATTTCATCTTGCTTGCACCAAAATACGTCAACAGTTTTTATTGTTGCCAAATCTCCCTTAAGAATAAGTCCATCTATCCCCTTTTGAATAGAAAAGACATTAGCCAGCGGATTTGCTGGATTGTCAACTAAACTAAGTTCATATAATTCGTAGTCATTTATCTTTCTAACTGATTTGTCCATACTCTTATTGTACTCATCTGATGAGTCAAGTACGTTTCCACCAATTGAAAATCCGGTTAGCGTGCCATCTAGTACTTTCTCCCAAGTATCTTGGGCACCGCGTGATACATATGTTGTGACAAAAACACCTTTGTAAGTTTCTCCAGTTGCCTTGTCATAGAAGTCCTGTTGCTTGAATGATAGAACCTTGCCAACAGCAATGGGCTGATGCATCTCTCTTAGGTTTCCACGAAAGCGATCAAACGCTTTTTGAGAAGCATCAGACGTTACTATGTCGCCATGTCGATCAATGTTATCTAGTGATGCGAAACCAGAAACTGTTCGCTTCTCTTCATCAATCTTAGCGAATGGGACGGTCATGCTGAATTTATTACCGTCGTCAAACCACTGTGCTTTTTTGATATTCATCTTGATTAAATGATAACAATATTCTGACAGAAGTCAAAATATTACTCTACCTGTCGCCCCTCTCCTTTTGGATTTCTGGCCTCGCCAGTTTGATCTGGAGCATTTGCTTCTCTCTGCTGATCCCTTTTCCTGTTTCCACTAGTCTGCGTATTCTGTTCCGCCCTTGCCTGAGCATTGAGAACTAGTGGCGTGTCTCCACCGGGTCTAGGCGCTAACCCCTTACGACTTCTAACATCGTTAGGCATCAATACTTGTGTGCGAAGATATCTCTCATCTATCCTGCTTTGGGTATCCTCATCGGTAAGAGTTAGTTCATTGAACTTCAGGACAAAGATGTCAGTGAATTCTTTAATGATCATATTAACCTTGTCTTCAACAAAGTCCTGCGCGGGGCGACAGACTTGCTCCTTGAATGTCTTGTCAGCATCTCTGGCACTAGCCAATGATACTCCCTCTGGCATGCCAATCTTTGAAATAGGAACACGGTGGGCCATAAGAATTTGATCACGATTCTCTGTACGATAATTTTTGAATGATGAATCTTGGATTCCAGCCTCTACCGGCTCCATCTTGAACTCTACCTTTGCATTGTCATTATCTGCTGGAAGAGGAATATATAGTGTACGGTGATTCTTTCCTTTTAGACCTGTTTGGAAGAATTCTAATAATTTTCTTTCAGAGTCAGCACTTAACTTGGCACCCTTGACAACAATGATGTATCTTGGAACTGCCTTGTTCTCAAAGTAGTCGATATTGAACTTGGCGGCAAACTCATCACCGGCCAGTGCGTTAGCAGAAGAAATTATGTCTGGAATACCATAAAACGTGTTGGTGGGAGTGTACTTCTTTAGATGAATTACTTCATTGGGATTTTTGTCATCACCAATTGGATTTTCAGTCTTTGTGTCTCCAAAGTTTCTAAAGAAAGTATATCTGTTATATACAATTTGCACAAAACCGTCGCGGTCACGACGAACCCTCATGGTATGGGCGGGGATATGACCAATATAGCCAATTTTTCCAGTATTTGTCCTACCGATTTCTACATACCCATTGCCAGTTGCCTCAAAATCGGTGAAGACTTTTTTCATTACCTCGCCAAAACTGTCTTCATTGTTAAGTGATTCTAGGTATTCTCTAAGGTCACTACGCATACGACCAAGTTTACGGCGAATTTTATTCAACTTCTGCTCATCACCAATGACATCCTCTATCTTTTCAAGGGTGCGGGGTGTTTCAGTGAAATGGTATCCAAGGCCCACGACATTGGCAACCTTTACATTAACTGCTGCATGATGAGAAGCATTGACTTCATAAATTCTAGCCAAGTAATCCAAGTTATACGGTGGGACAACCACCATGAATATAGAGTATCCTGTTAGGGCCATCGAATCAAGCGTTTTTGTCTTGGCCCCATCCTGACCCTGATAACTCTTTTCCATCCTAGAAATTTTTCTTCTAGTTGACTGGCTAAGACCATTCATCTTAAGGACTTTGTTTGCATCAATATTGAATGGGTCTGATTGTTCAACATCAGACTTAGAAAATAGATCGCCACTGCTCTTTATTCTGACTAGTGGTGCTTCCTCTTCATCGTCAAACACGACACGACTAGATAATTCCATTACGTTTACGATCCTCTAAGTCTTCCTTCGCCGCATAATAATCTAATTCATCAGGTATCAAACCAGCGGCAAGTCTGGATCTTTGATACTCATACTGCTCATCGGTAACTGGTCGGTGGCCTGAAAGAAAAATTGCTTGTCCACCATCCACCCCACAACTTTCTGCTGCTTTTCTAAGTTTTTCTATCTGACTGCTATCATTCTTTATAGAATTGATAAGAAGAAAATCTCCATTATCATTCTTTACAACTTTGCCCTCTGGTGTTTTCCAGATATATACGCCCCAGTTGTACTCTTCTATAATTTTCTTTTTCATATTGCTATGATACCACCTATGGTCATAAAAAGCATATTTTTGTCATATAGTTGTCAACTAACTACCATAAGACTGCCATTCTTGGTTATAAGCATTGACATTTTCTGGTATAGAAGCAATATTTATGTACGGACTAGTACTATCAGAAACATAGTATGTTGGCCGACCAAATATTTGTGCATACCTTTTACTTTGATTTGTTAATCCAAATGGGTACACCGCAAGTTGACTGAATGAATGCAGGAACCTGTTTGTACTTACGGATGACGAGAATACATATGCCGATGCAGTATCAATAATTGGATTGTTAAGACTTAATTGTATGAAATATGTATTGTTTGATTTTAGTTGAGTTGTTCCAGATGTTGCTGAAGCATTATTAATACTTGCAGTCATATTAGCAAAATTTAAAACATATACATTAGATGAAGCAGTATATGTAAGATACATACTTGCAGAGTTTGTTGCATATTGAAACAAATATTGTGTACTAGCAACAAGGGTGGCGGGTATGGATACTATAAAATCTAATTGACCTATTGGGTCAACATAGAATGTTACTGAGCCTACTGTATTAGATGAGGATGCTGATAGTGTTATTTGAGTTGAACTATCAATACTGGTAATACTGGCAGCACCACCAAATGCCCCAGTACCAGAAGTTTTCATTATATATTGACCAACTTTAAGACTGGTAGTTGAAGGAATATTTGTCACTGTTGTTGTATTCGTAGATGCAGAAACTGAACCAGTATAAATTTGTGATGATCTTGTTATGTATGTCAAAGAGTTTGATTTGTTTAAAAATCCCAAAACATTTTGTTTAGACAGTATGAAATTATCATTAGGGTTACTATGAATACCATTAGTATTTACTAGGACAGCATCATATGCGCCATCATTTTCACTGAATGATTCATTGTTCATAATCTTTATCCAGTTGACAACTCCAGAAGCATAATTTTTGTATGAAGCAATATCAAATTGAACGGCAACTGAAGAAGCAGTAGATGAACTAGTTATTTCACTGTCCTTGGCGATACTTTGTGCAGTTCCATCATTTATTATTTGATATGAAACGGTTGGGGTTGCGGAGGATGTGAAGAACAGTGTATTATCTAGTGGAATTGGCATTTGAACCAATGCGCGAGCGGAAGAAGTAATATCAATATAATATTCCGTAGCACCATTATTAGACAGATAAGAAGTATGATATCCGGTTTGGTACTTAGTGCCAAAACTTGCTGTAGTTATATTTATTTGTGAGTTACCTCTTTCTAACATTTCTCCATTTACACTAGAAGTTGTATAACCATTGTAGAAATAAGCAACGCTATCAGATATGTTTTGTGTTGTTGTACTAGCGCTAACGGATGCGCCAGAAGTAAGATCATTCACATTTACCACTGAGCCATAAAGATTTATTGATATTGTTCTAGTTGATCTTGGGATTGTAGCGCTTGAAGTTGCAAGTACTCCAGAGGCAGAGGTAGCAATATAAAGTTTAGATGAAGCATTAATTCCAACATATAACTCATCTTGATAATCATTGAATGATATTGCTGGAATTGAAAATAGACAGTTATCTAATGAATAACTACCAGTCGTAGTCCTTCCCTGAAAAGTAAGAACTATTGTGTCATTTACCGGATCAAAGTTTGTTCCAAAATCTTTCCAAAGTATCGAATAGTTAACCGATGGAACTTCCTTGGCATTCTTTGTAGCAGCATACGCCTCAAGATTGTGAAAGGGTTTTGGCACTATGGAGTTTTTAACATAATATGTATTATATATGTCAGCCCCATTGAAGTCTTGACTTCCCTCAGTATTTCTTTCCAGTGTTTGCTTTATTCCATTTGGATTGTTCAAAAGTACACCGGCATACTTGCTGGCATAAGCATTTGTCTCTTCAAGATTTAGGGCGGCGGCATAGTGTGATTTTATAATTTCTTCTGATAATGCATAGTTATACATTGCAATCATTGAAACTAGTGCAGCCGCCGAGGCACCACCATCAAACTTCGCTATCGTCCTACCGCCTGATGTTTTTTCATCAAAAAATACTTGTGATGACAGTTCATTTATAACTATATTTGCTTTAATGCCGTTGACATATAGATTAGGATTACCTTTGTCAAACACTAGGGCTATATGTTTTGATTCTGAAACATCATTATCCTGAACAATAGATCTATACCTTAACTTTATTCCAGATATAAGCGATAGGTTAGAATTTAAATCACCATATACATCTAGAATAAATGCGCTGCTTGCATAATATATCTTCATCTGAGGGCTAGCGCTTACGCTTCCAATATTGACTATATTGCTGGTAGTTCCATAATTATGAGAGAATAGGAACTCAAAGGAGAACTGTGATCCTTCATCTCCCTTAGAAAATCTTCCTGCCCCTTGTGCCTTAGATATCAGACTTGTATTTTCTGTTACTGTAATGGCATTTGCAGTTGCTATGTTGAATGTATAGTTAAGGTCGGCTAAGGAAAAGAATGGGATTTGATTCGTCACAGAAGCACCAACCGCTAATGTGGCGGTCAAGTAATCATGATTAGTCTCATCATCGATTGTATTGGTTACTGAAGCATATGAGCCGAATACTGCGGTTGGTAGATGCCCAAGGATCAAATTTTCATATCTTCTTGAGCCATATAGGGTAGATTGAGATATTGTTGTAGTTAATGCAGGACCGCCGCCATATATCCCAAGGCCGTATGCACCACTGGTTCCATACGCACTCATCTAATCACCCTTATGTTCCGAATGCTATCCAGTTAATTGTAAGTGCTTGAGCAGAAGCCGCCGAACCATTTGCCGATGCGCCAGTTGAAGCACTAGTAAACCACTTGGCAAGCACGCTTGCAGTTCCTCCAGAATAAGTAGAAGATGCAGTAAAAACCAAACTACTACTACTGTTTCCGTTTATAGGAATAAAGTTTGTTATAGTAGTTAATCCAGTACCAACACTGGCTACTCCACCAGCGGTAGTTGTCACAGCAAAAGTACCCTGAGCCATTCTAGCAGTTGTAACAATTGTTGGTACAGCGTTTCCACCCTGCTGCAATGTTGTAGCATTTAGAGTTCCATTTATAGAACCAGATGTGCTGTAAAGACCATTGACACTCGCTGCCTGAGCAATTGATGCAGTTCCACCAATTGATATGGAGGATGATATAGATGCAGTACCACTAATAGAGGCAGTGCCACCAGATAATGTAGTTGATCCAGAGAGTGTGATCGTATTGGATGCTGTTATTCTTATACCCATCGTTGCTGATGCCCATGGAGCAATTGTCAATGCCCCCGCATTTTGTCCAGTTCCATAGAATATGATTGCGTTATCACTGGCACTGACAAGGGGATTATTAGTTCCTGCGGTAGCACCTGAATGAATTGCAAATGTGGCTGATGCTCCAGATATTTGAAATTCTGGTGTTGAGTCTATACTGGTTTCATTGATATAAAATGTTCCAAGGAGCGATGCACTATTATTTATGTTTAGAAGTCCACCAATTGTTGCAGCACCCGAAAGATTCATGCTAGAAGACCATTGCAATGCAGAAGCAGCACCTACAGTAAGAACAGAACTAGCAGTCCCTACGGGCAGTCTACCCAATAAGCCATTAGATGATGCGGTAGCACTAGCATAAATTAAATCGCCGGTTGCAATAGTTGGGTTTAATCCATCAAGGATATCATTTAACTGGGTTCCCCATGTACCATCGCTACCGCCAACCGTAGGTTTATTATTGACTGCCATCTATACTCCAAGTGTTTTATTTAATTATACCATTATGTATAAACGTTGCATTACCCTATTTCTGTAACAGTAATATATGAACCAACCATTGCACTTGCAGTTCCAGCAGACGCCGGTCCAAATTGATATGAAAAAGTTCCACTTGCACTGGGGAGTAATATTCCTTGTAGGGTAGCAGTTAATACTGTATTTGCCGCAGTGGCAGCAGTTGGAGTTATCGTTGTTGATGTTGATGCTAAAGCATTTGATGTTCCATCTTGACTAAAAGCAGTTGTATTAGTAGATGTTATTGATTGAATACTTCCGCGAGTTAATGTCGGATATGTTAAATAACTTTTAAAAGCAATTGCACTACCAACTCTATAAAACATAACAATTTTATATTCATATAATCTACCACTCGCCAAGGTAAAGGTTCCAAATCCTGCTGGGGTTGTCCCTGATGCTGTAACGCTTGTAGAATTTGTTGCCGAACATGAATATGAATTTATAGATGCTAGCCGTCCGGTTGTAACCGGCAAAGTGAGTGATCCAGTATTTATTATATTCGATACACTTAAACTTCCAGATATTGTAATTTTATGCAAACTAGTACCTAATGCTATTTCATTATTATTATATGCCGCAGCACCATTGCCTCCAGAATCTGTACCAATTGCTACTGCCCCTGAACCAACTGACTGAGCATTATATCCAATCGCAATAGAGTTTGAATATCCATTAGTTCCAGAAACTCTTCCAATTGATATTGAGTTTGTTCCGGCTACTGCCTGATAACCTATACCTATTCCATAGTCAGATGATGCACTAAGTTGTGACTGGTAGCCAATAGCAATATTTTGGTTTCCATTTATAAGTTTGCCTGCCTGCTGACCTATTGATATATTTCCTTGTCGGGCAATTGTTCCTCCTGCATCCATACCAATTGTTACCTGATACTGACCGTATCCGGCTCCTAAATTTGATCCTATTTTTACTATGGACCTACCTTGGCTATTACCGCCGCCGACAACCAATAAACTAGTGCCATATTCACCACCTAAGTCAATTCCATAGGAGCGAAGATTGGCCGCATTAAAATAAGTACCACTCACTGAAGCATTTGCATTTGCAATAAAATTGTTATTAGCAGTTAAGACTCCAGAAATATCTTGGCTTCCATTTACAACACTGTTATTCCTTACTAATAATGATGATACCGATGTGCTGCCCGAATTTACAAAAAGATTACCTCCCAAATTAAGATTAGAGGTTACATTCATATATGATGCTGTCACATAAGGAGTATCAACTGCTACTTTAAATTTTTTCTTTGTATTAGAAGTTGTAATTATTACAAGTTTGGGTCTGTATTGTGCTGCGGCATTTGATAAACGAAGACTGGTTATCTCACCGTATGTTCCATATACACTATCTTGTGTTAATATTGCCATACTTATGAAAGGATTATTATTAATATCATCTACTAAAGTAGTCCCAAAATTAGTAAAAGCATTTGTACCATTGTATAGGTATCCGCTAGCATAAGTTGGTAATGTTGAGGCTGTAGATATAGCGTCACTTGTCGTAAGAAGTGAACCCCAGTTATATTTTTTTGCAAAACAATTTGGGGAGGCGAAGTTGGGATTGTATAGTGATAGTGTTGCTGATAATATATCATCAGCATATGGAACCGAGGTGCAGTCGAACTCTAAAAATACTTGAAATTCCTCATCATATGACCCACTTTTATCAGAATACTGCGCCCTACCTAGGTATACTTCTGAAGAACTAATGTCAACAGTATTTGAAGACCTACTATAAATAGATATGACACCATCACTACTGTTTGGATATATTGTATAGGTAGCCATACTATTCTGCCATAGTCCTTACAGTATCAGCAATTAATTCATGAGCAGAATCAGTTGGGTCATCATTAGAATTAAAATTGACCCAATTCAATGGAACATCTAAGGTTATAGGAACCCCATCATATGAAGCGGAAATATTATTAACTGTAAAACAATTTTTTTCAGATGAAAACCCACTTACTGTTGCTAAGACTTTTCCAATTCTAAAAGTATGCTCTCCAAGTTTATTCATAGCCTCTGCCATTGCGAAAGAATAGGATTCGCTCATGATAATCTATTGTCCGAGACTGTTATATCAAAAATTTCTTTTACATCTATGGATTCAAATTCTAATTGTTCACCAGTTAATTTATTGATTACTGCTATTCCCGGCTCATCTAGATGATCAGAAATAACATTTGGCATGGAGGATGCGCGACCCTGTGACACTCCAACCAAGAGGAGGTCATCTAACACTAGTAATCCTCTAGTCCAACCATGCAATGTTGCAATTACAGTAAAATTACTATCCCCCGGCGTCCACTTACAAACTTGATTTAATCCTGAATTTAGAAACCATACACAGTCTCCATCTATTGTAGGACTATGTGGAAAATTCAAATTATGTAAAACTATATTATTATCTTGAACATCGATTAAAACACCTTTAGATTGTTCTGCCTCATTTCTCCAGCCATTAGGAATATTAGAAATTCCTAAAACTGTTACATACTTTGGAATACCATTAATAGCACATACACCATTTACCCATGAACGAGAATCAGTGGTATCTAAATCTACCCCCGGCACATTCCAAATAGTAGAACTAGAGCCTAAAGTGTAATTAACAAGCGAGGATAGAGGCGAGGCACAAAGTATCATTTCATTATTAATACCAAATTCTATCTCATGAGAACTTTCAGAAAAAATATTTAACTCAGCATTTTTTAAGCCTGTTAATTTATTATAAATAATAATAGAATTTTTAGATGCTGCCGCGACAAGTTGTTCATTAACCGCTAGACCGCGAGGATCATTCACATAAGTATTTGTCCAAATATTATTCTGTAATGATAGTATTTTATTGTCTGAATGTGAAGAAACAATTAATGCACGGGAACCAATTAAATCCCTTAGTAATTGTGAAGTAGCCATTTATAATCCTATTCTTTTAAATAAATTATACACTATCCAGTGATAACAACATTATAAGTATCACCAGTTGCTACCGCCGCCGCAAAGGAGACGGTAACTACAGATGTAGAAGGTCTCACAATATCAACTTCAACTTCAGCATATTGAGTATCTGGGGTAGCAGAAGTTTGATAAACTTGAACATTAACATCTCTAGAGTTAAGATTATGGCTAATAGCAAATGAGGTGGCAGAATTATTTCCAGTTATAGTTGCCGATTGCTTTTGTGTGGCATATGTATATGCTCCACCGCTAACTCCTGTAGCCCCTTGAGAAGTAGTTCCAGAAGCAAACACTAAACTAGAACTTGAGAAATCAAGGCCGGTGCCGTTCTTGACAGAGAAAGTATTTCCAGAAATTGTAATACCATTACCAGCAGTATAAGTTCCTTGACCAGAGAACTGTGTATAGGTTACAGTATCTGTACCGATCTTTATTGCTCTAGTAGGAGTACCAGTTGTTGATGCACTATTTAGAACCCAGCCAGTTCCAGCCCCAAGTGACCCACTAACAACGAATACAAAATCTCCGTTTGCCATTTCACCAGCGATAGAGTTATTTGAATCTTCTGCACGCACAAGTACCCATGGGGTAGAGCCAGAGCCAGATGCTGATACATAGTAGATACCATTCTGGGTGCCGGTTGACTGATTCTTTACCAAAACTCTATTATTAACTGCCACTGCAACATTATCAATAGTTAATGACGTATTAGATGTTGAAGTTAATGATGCTCCAATTCCTAAACCACCAGAAGCATCAGTAGTTCCGGCAGTGTAAGTAGCAGTTAGAGTAGCAGTTGTTGCAACATCAACAGCATCATGAGTATTAAGACCTTGGGCAACTGTATCTACATAGTTTTTTGTAGCAGCATCCTGAGCCGCCGATGGATCAGTAAATTGTGCCCTACCACTAGCATCACGAACAACATATGCACTATTTGTATTAGATGAAGTTGCTCCAGTAACCGACCCGGCAGTTGTAGCATAGGTAGCAGAACCATTAAATGCTCCATAAAAATTTGTGGCACAGGAAGTAGTTACTGAAATTGTTGAAGGTAAAGATAATGTAACAGAAGAAGATGATGCAGTAACAGCAATTTGATTTGCTGTTCCATAGAAAACAATTGCACCCTGAAGAGCATTAATTGATGTTACTCCACCGGCTGAAGTTGATAACGAATCGAAGGAGGAGCCATTGTATACTTTTAGAATATTGTTGGTACTATCGTACCAAAGTTGTCCCTTGCCATATGTAGTTGGGGCACTAGTACCATTTTGAACCCTTGCACTTAAGAGTTGATTTCCACCTAAATCAATATTGACAAGGAACTTCTTAGCCATTTAAATCTCCTATGAAAGATATGCGTAACCAGATACTGCCTCAGAAAATGTAATTGTCAAAGTATTGGCATTAATGTGGTTCAAATCTCCCTCTAAATTTATTTTACCATAATCTTGTACTGTAACAGCAGGTCGATAACCAAGATTATGTGTCACTGACCATAATGCTGATGAAGTTTGTTGTTCAAATGTAAAGTTCCCGCCATTTATACCATTCGTCCCATTGGCACCGGCTGGACCAGTATCTCCTTTTGGTCCTTGAACTCCAACAGTAGATACTATTACTGAATTAATCTGTTTAGTTATATCTACTTGATTTATTTCTTTTATTACTTCTATAATATTCTGATCTTCTGGAGAGGCTGGCATTATACTTGCACCGCCGTCAAAATAATACTAGGAATTGCAGGTCGTGTAGGGTTAGTAGAACTTGCAGATGTTGCTATAGAAACATGAGTATCTGATGTTCTCCAATATAAAGATAAATATTGTCCAGCACTAACACTTACTATAAAATTCCATGCTGCTACAGTAGGATTAGCATTTGCAGCACCAGTTATACTTAGAATTGTATTCGACCAAGCAATCGGGGTTCCATTTATTGCAGGCCAAATTTCAACTGTATCTGTACCGCTATTTGATCTTTGAAGTTGTGCAGAAAATTGAATATTATAAATTCCAGTATTGTTAAATCTTACTTGAGAGCCAGATACAATAGATACACCATTAGAAGTATCCGTTGTATTAAAAGTCATTGCATATGCAACTGTAGTGGATGCAGCAGTCTGTGTAGTTGTATCATAAAATGATCCATACCATCTAGTTGGGATACCTGAAGCACTAGTAACTAATGCAGCACTAGAAGAATATGTTGCACTAGTTGAAATTGTTGCTGATGCAGCACTTCCAGAAATTGTTGCGTATGCAACACTACCACTAGTTGAACCACTTGGACCAATTGGACCTTGTGGGCCGGGACTAGAAACAATTATCTGATAATAACTACTCATCAATTACACTCTTCTCAACCATTAACCATCCATAAAGCAGAGTAGTCTTTGTGGATGCGGAAGAGATTTGAAATTGATATGCTGCTCTTGGTACTGTGAAGTTACTAGTTTTTGCGGAAGAAAGAAATACGTCAATAAGCCCGCTGGCACTTGTTATTGTTATCCCGTCACCTACGGAGGAAGTAGCACAAATTATCTTCCCTCCCGGTTTATCACGAACTTCAAAGGTGGCGGTATACCCAGCAAGATTAATGGCACTACCACTTGGGTCTTTGTATGCAACATTCAGACTAAATGAGTCTCCCTGTATAACATTGAAATTAGACTCTTTAGGACTTACCTCAAAAGGCATCTAGTTCACCACATTAAATCCGTATTTTTGTCCCAACTTTGATAGGGATACCCTACCGGGAATTCCATTAGCAGCCGTCCCCGCGTATCCAAGTTTCTTTTGCCATGCACTATAAGCATCAATTGTCTTAGTTCCATAGGCACCATCTACATATTTAGTCTCAAGAAGACCTTCCTTGGCAAGTGCTGATTCGACTGGCTTTACATCTACTGGATAAGTAGACTTGCCTTGAGCAAGTTTTGGATCAGTCTTTGCCGCCAATATCACATGTGATAAGGAAACATTAGGCTTGACCACTGGCGTGGGTGGAACAGGAATTGGAGGTTTTGGACCAATGACATATTTAGCAGCGTTAGTTCTCCAGAAAGTCGCTGAGTAGTATTCACGCAGAGTATCATTTTTACGACCCTCATACCTTCCGACTGGGCCATCTGCGACGCCTTGA